ATGATCTAAGCAATAGACCTACTCTCTTTAGTGGTGCATATGCAGACCTTACAGGTAAACCAGTCCTAGCAACTGTAGCAACTTCTGGATCATATAATGACTTATCTAATCAGCCTACACTTTTCAGTGGTGCATATGCAGACTTAACAGGCAAACCTACACTAGCAACTGTTGCTACTTCGGGATCGTATGATGATTTGACAGATACACCATCACTTTCTGCCGTTGCAACAACAGGATTATATAGCAATTTGGTCAATGCCCCAACTTTAGCAACTGTAGCTACTTCAGGTGCATATGCAGACTTAACAGGCAAACCTACACTAGCAACTGTAGCAACCTCTGGAAACTATGTCGATCTTTCAAATAAACCTGATCTTGGTAGAACTCAGCTTACTGTATATACAGTTGACACACTTCCTTCTGGTGGTTCAGAAGGTGAACTTATCTATGTACAAGATGGTGATGCAGGATCTCCTTGTCTAGCAGTGTTAGATGGAAATGGAGATTATTTGGTTGTTTCAACTCTTGGATCTGCTGTTAGTACCGGTGGTGGTGGAGGTGGATTCTAAAATCCATTAGAAAAATATGAGTGATATTGAAAATAAAAACGTAAAAACAGACTATGATTACTCACGCCAAACTTACTATGATCTCATAGAAAAAGGTAGAGAAAGTTTGGAAATGATGATTGAAGTTGCTCGAGAAAGTGAGCATCCAAGAGCATATGAAGTTCTTTCTGGAATGATTAAAAATATATCTGATGTGAATGACAAGTTAATGGATCTGAATAAAAAACAAAAAGATATGAATAAGAATGAAGAGCCAAAACAAATTGGCAATCAGACTACAAATAATCTTTATCTAACAACAGCAGATCTACAAAAAATGATGAATAGTGAAGATGAAAAATTAATTGATGTCACTCCAACAGAATGATTCATATTTAGGAAACCCAAATGTAAAGAGAGACGGTGTTCTCCAGGTTTGGTCTCCCGAATTATTACAAGAATATAAGAGGTGTATGACTAACCCCATATACTTTGCCGAAAATTATGTCAAGGTAATTTCACTTGATAGAGGTTTAGTGCCATTTAAACTATATCCCTATCAAAAAAAGATGTTTGGACATTTCAATGACCATCGTTTCTCAATCGTTCTTGCTTGCCGCCAGTCTGGAAAATCAATCTCGGCGTGTGCGTACCTCCTCTGGTATGCGCTCTTCCATCCGGAAAAAACAATTGCGGTTCTTGCGAACAAAGGGGCAACAGCTCGGGAAATGCTATCTCGTATCACGCTCATGCTGGAAAATGTTCCTTTCTTTTTACAGCCGGGTTCGAAGGCACTTAATAAAGGTTCATTAGAGTTTAGTAACAATTCACGCATTATCGCTGCTGCTACTAGTGGCAGCTCTATTCGGGGCATGTCTGTCAACCTCCTCTACCTAGATGAGTTTGCATTTGTAGAAAGAGCAAATGAATTTTATACCTCAACATATCCAGTTGTTTCAGCCGGTAAAAACACAAAGGTTATTATTACATCTACCGCTAACGGCATCGGCAACCAATTTCATAAAATTTGGGAAGGTGCAGTACAAAAAATTAATGAATTTATTTCATTTAGAGTCGATTGGTGGGATGTACCAGGAAGAGATGAGAAATGGAAAAAAGAAACTATATCAAACACAAGTCAGCTGCAGTTTGATCAAGAATTCGGCAACACCTTTTTTGGTACAGGTGATACACTTATTAATGCAGAAACTTTATTAGGATTTAGATCTGAACCATATATCAGAACGCTCGAAGGTGGTGATCTTCGAATATATAGTGAACCAGTAAAAGGTCATAATTATATTATGACCGTAGATGTAAGTAAGGGAAGAGGACAGGACTATTCTACTTTTAACTTAATCGATATTAGCGATCGCCCATTTGCACAGGTAGCTGTTTATCGGAACAACACTATCTCTCCAATACTCTTCCCTAATATTATATATAAGTATGCAAAAGTCTACAATGAAGCTTATGTAGTAATTGAATCAAATGACCAAGGAACTGTGGTTTGTAATGGTTTATATCACGATTTAGAATATGAAAATGTACATGTAGAATCTGCCATTAAAGCCAATGCTGTTGGTATCGAAATTACTAGAAAAACAAAAAGACTTGGCTGTTCAGCAATTAAAGATATTATTGAAACCGGCAAATTAAAAATTGTCGATGATAATACTATTATGGAAATTTCTACCTTTGAAGCAAAGGGACAATCATACGAAGCATCTGACGGAAATCATGATGACTTAATGATGAATTTAGTTATGTTTGGATATTTTGCTTCAACACAATATTTTGGAGATATGACAGATATTAATCTAAAACAAATGCTATTTGATCAACAAATGAAACAAATTGAAGATGATATGATTCCATTCGGTTTTATCGATGATGGTAATGATTATATTGAAGTATTAGAAAAAGGTGAGGATAACTGGCAAATTAAAGAATATGACCCGATGAGATCAACTACAGATGGAGTATTCGATAAAGTTGAAGATTGGTAATATTATAAATAATGATAAGTTGACTAATCGTATTATGGAACCATATAATTTTTAATAGGGAAGATAAAAAATGGCACTTTCAACACCGTCTGCATCCCCAGCGGTAGTCGTCAAAGAAATAGATCTGACTGGTGGCGTTCCAAACGTACAGTCAACTACAGGCGCAATCGTAGGGAACTTTCGTTGGGGTCCAGTAGAGCAAAGAGTATTAGTAGACACAGAGGCTTCTCTTGTCAATACTTTTGCAACTCCGGATACCACAACGACAATCGATTTTCATTCGGCATCTTATTTCCTTCGGTACTCTGGATCACTTCAAGTAGTACGGACGGCTGATAGCGATGCCCGAAACGCTGTTTCAATTATTGGCCAGGCTGCTGCAGATTCTGCTGGAAGTCTTGGTGGAATTACTGTAAATAACGAAACAGACTTTAACTCACAAATTTCAAGTCTTAACGCAGCAAGTCAAACATTTATTGCTAAATATCCTGGAGCACTAGGAAACGGAATTAAAGTTTCTGTTTGTCCTCCAAGCTCAGTAGCGTTTACTGCATGGGATTATGCACCATCATTTGATTTTGCTCCGTCCACATCAGACTTTGCTACCGCTATTGGTGCAACAAATGACGAAGTTCATATTGCTATTATTGATAGTGATGGTGAATTTTCCGGAACAAGAGGTACAGTACTAGAAACATATCCTTTTGTATCAGTAGCCAGTAATGCAAAGAATAATGACGGCACTACAAACTATGCAGTAGATGTTATTAATACGCGTTCAGATTACATTAAAATGATTGATTTTGATGCTGTATATACGGCAGCTAATGCCGGTACAGCTGCAGCAAACGGTACTGCTTATAGCAGCGGTATTGTAACTGCAACTGATTATGCCTTTGCAAACGGAGTTAACTCCGGAACCTTTGGCACAGCAGAATATCTTAAAGGATATGATTTGTTTGAAGATAAGGATCAAGTAGAAATCGATTTCTTGATTTCTCCTTCAATGGCAAGTCAAGAAGCACAAGCAACAATCGTAAATGACTTAACTGCTACAGCACAATCACTTCGTAAGGATTGTGTGGTTACTGCAAGTCCAAATAGAAATGCTGTTGTAAATATTACAAATGCAAATACTATTGTAACTAATACAGTTACAACGGTAAATGCGTTTACTAACTCATCATATTTGGTAGTTGATAACAACTTCCTTAAAATTTATGATAAGTATAACGATCAGTATATTCAAATTCCAGCTGCTTCTTCTACTGCAGGTATTATGGCAGCAACTGACCTCAATCGGGCTCCATGGTTCTCACCAGCAGGTTCACGTCGCGGTCAGTATCTTGGAATTACTGCAATTGCATATTCGCCGACTAAAATTCAAAGAGATACACTCTATAAAGCAGGAATTAACCCAGTTGCAAATATTCCTGGTCAAGGTGTTCTACTATTCGGCGATAAAACAAAGCTAAATAGACCTTCAGCTTTTGATAGAATTAATGTTCGTAGACTGTTCCTTATTCTAGAAAGAGCAATTGGTAAAGCAGCTGAGCAAGTAATGTTCGAGTTTAACGATGAGTTTACTCGTGCAGAATTTGTAAATATTGTTGAGCCAGTTCTCAGAGAAGTAAAAGGTCGCCGTGGTATTACAGACTTCCGTGTTATTGCAGACGCAACCAATAACACACCGGAAGTTGTCGACCGCAACGAGTTCATTGCAAACATCTTCATCAAGCCAGCCCGTTCAATCAACTACGTAACACTTAACTTCGTAGCTGTAAGATCTGGTGTTGACTTCGAAGAAGTTGTTGGCACAGTTTAAGGAGGTAATGTAAAATGGCTGTTCTCGGTGTAGATGACTTTAAGTCAAAACTGAGAGGTGGCGGTGCTCGTCCTAACCTCTTTAAAGTAACAATTAACTATCCTGGCTTTGCAGATGGAGATGCAGAACTTACTTCGTTCTTGTGTGAAACCGCTTCATTGCCTGGATCAACATTCGGTATTATTCCTGTACCATTTAGAGGACGTGTTCTCAAAATTGCAGGTGATAGAACATTTGCCGAATGGTCCACAACTATTATCAACGATACTGATTTTGCTATCCGCGATGCAATTGAGCGTTGGATGAATGGCATTAATGCTCATTCTGCTAACACTGGTCTATCTGCTCCAATTTCATATGAAGCAGATCTTCTAGTACAACAATTGGATCGTAGTGGAGATGTTTTGAAGACATACACCTTCCGTGGTGCATATCCTCAGGATCTTTCTGATATTGCGGTATCATATGCTGATACTGATAATATTGAAAGATTCACTTGTAATTGGGCTTATCAGTACTTTGAGACTAATACTACTAGCTAAATATATAATAGGAGCCAGTCTTTTGGCTGGCTCCTTTCTCTAGCTTAGGAATTTAAAATGGCAGATGATAAAGGTTTAACCCTATTTG